GTTTTCATTTTTTATACGCAAAATTAAAACTAAATCGTGTGGGTATAGTTATACCAAACTAAAACCAGTTTAAGTTCAGATGGATATAAATAAAATACATAACCAAGATTGTTTGGAAGCTATGAAGCTGATGAAAGACAATCAATTCGACTTAGCCATAGTTGACCCTCCTTATAGAGATACAAATCAGCCGACTAAAGATATGAGAGCTAACGGATCTATGAAAAGTTTAGAGGGCAGACCATCAAAAGAATATTTTAAAGAATTAAAAAGAGTAAGTAAAGAGCAAATTATATGGGGTGCTAATAATTTTGAATTGCCTCAATGGAAAGGGTTTGTTGCTTGGAAAAAAAAGACAATAGGAATTACTTTCACAATGTCAATGCTAGAGGTTGCTAGTTTATCAGAAAATTTAGGAACAACATCTAAATGGATTGAAATTGCCCCACAAAATATTAACAGAATACACCCAACACAAAAGCCAGTTAAGTTATACGAGTGGCTACTGATGAATTACGCTAATGAAGGAGATAAGATACTAGACACTCATTTAGGTAGTGGATCAATAGCCATAGCTTGTCAGAACTTAGGTTACGATTTAACTGGCTATGAGCTTGACAAAGAATACTACGAAAACGCTATCAAAAGAATAAAAAACCACCAAGCACAAACTAGAATATTTTGAGAGGGAGAAAAAAAATACCAACAAAAGTAAAGGAGCTAAAAGGCACACTAGAGAAATCCAGGTTAGTGGGAAATGAAATGGTAACCTCTCAAGTTGTTAGTATGCCTCAAGCTCCCTCCTTTCTCAATAAGCAAGGTGCAGATGAATGGAACTTAGTGACTAACGAACTGGCCAATATTAAGATGTTACACTTGACAGACTTATCAATCTTATCAGCCTATTGTAATGAGATAGGAATCTACCGAGAGATAGCTCAAGAGTTACAAGGCAACTTCACAGAGCAGACAGTCGACAAAGATGGTCGGTTAAGGTCTAGTAAGATTGCACCAAAATATAAAGTAATGCAGAACGCTTTACAGAATGCAATGAAAATTGCTACGCAATTTGGATTTACACCCAGCTCAAGAGCATCTCTTAGTATGCCAGAACAAGATGAGCAAAGGACTGACGATTTTAATTTCTTTGACTAATGAAAATAAAAGAGGACAAGACTTTTTTCTTTGATGACAAGGCAGCAGATAGATGTGTTTACTTTATAGAGAATCACATCAAGCATATCAAAGGAGAGTTAGGAGGTCAGCCATTTAAGTTAGAGCCATTTCAGAAAACAATAGTTAGAGATTTATTCGGTTGGAAGTATAGAGATAGTGGTCTAAGAAGATTTAGGACTGCTTACATTTGTCTACCAAGAAAGAACGGAAAGTCAACTCTGATAAGTGCAATAGCTTTGTATATGTTACTAGCCGACAACGAGCCTTCGGCTGAGTGTTATATTGCTGCTGGAGATAGACAACAAGCTGGTATTATTTTTGACGTAGCTAGTGGAATGGTCAGAGCTGACAATCAACTAAACAAGAATCTGAAAGTATTTAAGAATAGTATTATACACGAAAAAAGCAACTCGGCTTTTAAAGCTATTAGTTCAGAAGCATCTAGTAAGTTTGGATACAACGCTAGTTTTATTTGTATGGATGAATTTTTCGTGCAGAAAGACTCAAGTCTATGGGATGCTTTGACTACTTCGGTAGGTAGTAGGAGGCAACCTATGTCAATAGCAATAACAACTGCTGGTTACAATCGTGAGTCTATATGCTACAAGACTGAGGAGTATGGTCGTAAAGTATCAGAGGGTATAATCAAAGACTCTAGTTTCTATTATGTTAAATACGCTTGTGATTTAGAAACTGATTGGACTTCAGAGGAAGCTTTGAAAATTGCAAATCCTGGTCTTGAAAGTGGAGTAGTTAAGTTAGACTATCTCAAAAGAGAACAAGAGAAAGCAATCAAGTTACCAAGCTATGAGAATACTTTTAGAATGTTACATCTCAATCAATGGATGTCATCAGCTAGTAAATGGCTATCAGACCAACAATGGATGGAGTGCAACAAAGTTCCAATACACTTAGAGGATTACAAAGGGATGACAGCTTACGCTGGATTAGATTTAGCTTCGGTTAGGGATATTTCTGCGTTTCTTATAATCATTCCAGAGGATGATAGGTTTACAGTAATCCCTTACTTCTTTGCTCCTAAAGAAAATGCTTTTATCCGTTCAAGACGTGACCAAGTTGATTATATAGGATGGGAAAAAGAGGGATTGATGGAACTTACAGAGGGCGATGTTACTGATTATAACTATATAAAACGTAGAATAAAAGAAGTGGCTGAGGTTGTAAACATCAAGTCGATAGCTTACGATAGATGGAACTCAAGCCAGTTAGTTATTGACTTGTCTGAGGATGGTTTGCCAATGGAAAGCTATGGGCAAGGCTTTGCTAGTATGTCAGCTCCAACAAAAGAACTTGAGAAGCTAATACTAGGCAAACAGATTAACCACGCTGGTAATAAAGTACTTCGTTGGATGTGTTCTAACTTAGCTATGAAAACTGACCCAGCTGGTAATATAAAAATGGATAAGAGTAAATCAACTGAGAAGATAGATGGAATGGTTGCTCTTGTTATGGCTCTAGGATGTTATATGAATGATGATTCTAGCGACTCATCTACCTATGATGATAGAGGTATAATGTGGATTTGACTTTTGTCATTTCTTTTATCTTTGTAATGTAATTACAATTTTATGGGACTTTTTGACTTTCTACGTTCTGAAAAGCGTGGAGATAATTTTTTAAGAGCTATCTTTGGTGGTCAAGGTGCAGCCAATAGGACAGCTGTAAATAGAGATACATCATTAACATTTAGTGCAGTTTTTTCATGTGTTAGGGTTATTAGTGAATCAATAGCAAGTCTACCTATAAAAGTTTATAAAGTCGAAGTTGACGAAGATAAAATTACAGATATAAGTCATCCAATCTATCGGCTTTTAGCTCGTAATCCTAACGAGTACATGACACCATACACATTCCTAGATACTCTAATGACTAACTTATTAATAGAGGGGAATGCGTATTTTTATATTGAAAGAGATGCAAACGCTAGACCAATATCTTTAATACCAGTAAATCCACAAGATGTTCAGGTAGTGAAGCACGAAGGACAGATTTTTTATGATATAAAAGACTATGAGATTGGTGTAATGAAAGAAGATATGTTACATTTTTTTAATTTGTCTTTTGATGGGTATAAGGGTGTAAGTGTATTAAAAGCACAAAACACAACTATAGCAACTTCAATAGCTGCTAATGATACAGCCAACAGTTATCTAGGAAACTCAGCTCAAGTAGGTGGAGTCATTAAACATCCTGGAAAGTTAAGCAAAGAGGCTGTCGCAAGATTGAAAAATAGTTGGAATCAAAACTATTCAGGCTCATTTGTTTCAGGTAAGACAGCTATCCTTGAAGAAGGTATGACCTTTGAACAAACTAACATCGATGCTAATAAGTATCAACTTTTAGAGACTAGACGTTTTCAGATTGAAGAAGTAGCTAGAATATTTAAAGTGCCATTGTCCTTGATTGGACATTTAGAGAAAGCTGCAAACTATTCTAGTATTGAGGCTTTGAGTATTGATTTTGTGAGATTTACTCTAATGCCTTATATGGTAATGATAGAGCAAGAGCTAAACAGAAAGCTATTTAGAGATAGTGAGTTTGGTTTGTTTACTGTTAAGCTAGATGCAAAGGCTTTACTTAGAGGAGATAGCTCATCTCGTGCAAGTTATTACAGAGAGATGGCTAGTATCGGTGCTTTGTCTATTAATGAGATAAGAAGAATGGAGGACTTGAATAGAGTTGGACCTGAGGGAGACCAGTTATTTATGCCGTTGAATTTTGCTCCTATTGGAGACGTAGAAGAGGAGAGCGATGCCGATACCGACTAAAAAAACAGACGAAACAAATGAGGAGTTCATTGAGAGATGTATGTCTGATGAGTTTATGAAAGAGTATGACGATAACTCTCAAAGACTTGCTGTCTGTTATTCTCAGTTGGAAGATGATGAGGAAAGACAAACTAACTTCCCTAACAAGGGAGATGATAAAAAGATAAGTCTTAGAAATAGTGAAGAGCCACAGTTCGACTATGACTTTGCTAAGACTATAAAAGAACAAACTCCTGAAATATGGAAAGCTGGAGGAAACATAAGAGGTAATGAAGCTTTTATGTTATGGGGTAGAGCAAGAGATGGACAAGATACAGAAGCCATTAGAGAATGGATAAAAGAGAGAGAAGCTTGGATAAAAAGACATTTTGAAGATGGTAAACAATTCAAAGGCGATATCGAGCCAAACCTTTCAAATGTTGGTGGTGTAGTTGCTCAAATTAAATGGGGAACTATTGGAACACTAGGAGAGCAAGGAATGAAAGACGTAATTTTAGAACTAACAAAAAAGCTAGAGGGTAAGAAAGAGGAGAATCAAGTTACTGCTAAAATTAAAAAGGCTTTAGAAAACAAAGTTGAAAAACATAATGAAGAAATAAAAGAGCTTGATTTAGATTGGAATGGTCGTACTACTTACGCTGAACTTGAAAAAGTTTTTGATAGAGGTGTAGGGGCTTACAATACCAATCCTGGCTCTGTTAGACCAAATATGACTCCTGAGAGTTGGGGTTTAGCTAGAGTCAATTCTTTTTTATTTGCTCTTAGAAAAGGTAGATTTCAAGGTGGTAAGCACGACACAGACTTACTACCTGACAATCATCCAGTAAAAAAAGAAATGGAAGAAAAACATTTAG